ATCGCTAACATCGATAAAGGATCCATGGCTACTGCTCGAACTGTTCTGCAAGAATCTCAGACGCTATGCCGTACCTGTTTAGGATCTCCCGAGCCTTCTCCGGGCCCAGCACTCTGAACGCCCCCAGGTAATCACTCCTGACGGAGACAGCATTTAGCATCATCGGCGGCACCTGGCCTTTCATCAGGTAACCCATGTCGAGCTTTCCGAAGTTGGCAGCTTTGAGCGTTTCCATAATCTGCAAGTCAGACAGACCGGCAGACCTGGATGCGGAAATTAACCGCAGCGCCTCATCGAATGTTCTTTGGCGCATAGCCAGAGAGCGCTCTACAGCCTCCCGGATCCCCTCTTCTCCAACCAGGTTTGGATCCCTTAGCACCCGCTTTAACTGTGCGCTGGCCTCATTGCGGCGCTCCTTGATCTCTATCGATCGGAACCGCAGGGCGGTCTTAGGGTCGAATGTTGTGGTGCGGAATCCGAAGAAAGCAGCCGCCTCGTCCTCGAGGGTGTACACCTTCCCGTATGGAGTAATCGGGGCCTCCACAGCTTTGTAGATCCTTCGGCCGTTGCCGATGATTCCAGGCTCCACGGCCTTAGAAACATGAGCAGCCATATCCACAGCTTGCTGTGCAGCGCTATCACTTTCGTTGTAGATCGGCCCGCCGGTAGCCTTCTCGTTTTTCGCTACTTCAAACAGCGAGGTCGCAAGAATGTCGGATCCAAAGAACGGACGAATCATGTCCTTAGCTGCCGAAAGGAACTCTGCTTCCCAGGGCTGGTCACGCAGAACTGCATTGATCGGACGCTTGAAGTAGTTGTACGGATCCATAAAGGAAACGTCCAGGTACTCAAGCTGCCCTTTGTTGTTCCTACCCATATACAGGAAGTTGGAATTTTCCATCCAGTACGGAGACATAAGACGGATCGCCTCTTCCTCGTCATCAGAGACATCGAACATTTCTTTGGTGATGGACTGGATTGCATACGGCATTGCCGCAGCCATACTCATGCCGGCCAGTCGCTTCACGCCCAGAGCCCTGCGGCCTGGCGTCTGCATATCCTGCGCGGCGATCTTAATCATGTTGTACTGAGTACGGATGATTTCAGCCGGGAAAGAAACAAACGTTCCGGCGAGCGGGAATCTCCGCAGCGCGTTTACGAAGTTGCCGACCAGGGAGTATGTCGGATAGGTATTGCGGATGCGGTTTGCGGCCTCTACTTCAGCCTCCGCTTCGCTCATGCCTGCACCCACGAGGTTCGCCTTTTCATTTTCGTAGCCGACGATCTTCCAGAAGTCATCACCGAACTGGTACATCCGCTGCGCGACCGTTGCCAGGTCTTTGACTGTTCCCTGAAATGCACCCATCTCTGCGCGCTCACCATCGAACATCTTGGTTTCTTCCAGGAGGCGCATCATCTCGCCGGCAAATGGGGCGTCATAAACAACGCCGAGCTCTTTCAGCCTTCTTAGGTACGCGAGCTTCCCGGCATTACCATCGCGGGTGAAGTATTCGCGCATGACAGAAAGCGATTTCTGCGTCTTTGTCAGATCCCAGTGGCCGTTCGCCATAGCGAAGAAGGCAGCAGACATAAAGTTTCTAAACTGCGTGGTCGGTGCCAGGACGGTCTTGCCGAACTTAATGCCACCGTTCAGACGAATGATTGCCTCCGGCATAGCTATGAAGTCTCTGACCTTGCCAACATCGGAAAATGCCTGGGCAACATCTCGAGGCGCATACAAGCCGTTCAGAGGCTCGAGGGACTTGTTCCCTTCTACCGCGATCCTGGTGGTATTAGGTGGCCGGTTATCTTCTGTAAATAAGAAGTTGCCCATCCCGATCTCTTTCACCTTGTCCAAGAACCGGGTGTTGTGAATCAGCCGCGCCATCTTTGTGGTGGTCTTAGCGTAGTTGACCCGGGGATCCTGGTACTCACCCAGGAGCGCACGAATCTCAGGCGCTATGTCTTTCCTCTTCTGCAAGATCGACAAGTCTTTAGCACCCAGCTTGGACTCCTTGATGAAGGACTCCATCGATCCGTAGGCAGTGCCCTCCTTGAGAATGTCATTCAGCACCACTTCAACACGCTCAGTAATGCGATCAGGATCCATGCCGGACTCTTCCATCCGACTGCTCAGATATCTCCTGGCATCATTCAGCACGTTGTCCGGCACATTCTCGAACCACTTAGAATCATCAAATGCCCGGTACGATCGGTTTACATACTTGCCGGTGTTGGAGCGTATGACGTTTAGCAGGCTGAGCTGGGATATTGCCTTCTGAATATCGTTGATTGGTTGACGCAAATCAGTGCTCATTCCCTCTGCCGCAGCAGACTCCCGGAACTGCGCTTTAGCCTGGTCAAGAATCGCATTGGCTTCGCGCTTATTGTCCGCCTCAGACGCTCTCATGTAGGCGTCCAGAAGCTCTCTCTGGGGCCCTGAGAATGTCGCCAGGAGCTCTCCTGCCTGTCGGTCAAGAATCTTGATGTACTGCTTAGACAGTCCATCAATGCTCTCTCTCATTCCGATGATGGCTTCCTTGACCGGCTGCGGCAGTGAGTCATCCAGCCTGCCCGCCAAGGACTCATTCAGCCTGGCTTGCTGATCCGCCGGCAGCGACTCGAGGCTTCCGCCCATTGTGCTCTTGACTGCCTTCTCGAGCTGCTTGACGTAATAAACCGTATCGAACTCAACAGACGCAAGTTGGTTGTCGCGGGTGATCTTTTCGTCGAATACGGCTTTAGGCAGCAGCCCGCCAGGAGCGAGCTCACGCCTGGCTTTCCTCTTCACTCTCTCTACCAGGGTGACATCCTTCTCGCGGATGCGCTCGTTCTCTTTCTGGAACTGGCTAGGCTCATTCAAGAACAGGGAGATACCTTCAGATCGCTGCTTCTCGACTGCCTGCTCAGTGATCGGCACAGCCCATCCGGCCACGGCCATTTCATTCATAAGCCTGTTGCGGAGCTCGATTTTGGCCTGCTTGATTGCATCCTGCCTGTTCTCGACTCCGCGAGTGCCAATTACACGAATCGAGCCGCTCATTCTGGTCGGTATGCCGTCCTGCACACCCCGCGGCAGCTTATCCGCATTCAGGCCGAGCTCGATGTTGGGGTACTCGACGTCGACTCTCCATTCATTCATGCCGCCCATGCGGGCTTCAAAGCCGTCCTCCTCCATGTAGGCTGCTTTCTCTACCTTCTTTATTTGCAGAGCGGCCATAGCTTGATCTATGACTGCCAGCTCTTTATCCGCAACCTTGCCGCGTATCGTCACTGGAACAGCTTTAGCGCCGGCAACCTTCTCGAGCTCTTTGCGCCACTTCTGGTCATAGATTGCCGTGTAGTCTCTACCCCACCGCAATCCTGGACGGTTTGAGCTGGTAACCACCAGGTAATCTTTGGCCTCTTCAGCCGCAGTTGCGAAGGCCCTTTGCGCCGCCAGTCGGATGTACTTATCTCCAGGCAGCGGAGGTCTAGCCGCGATGCGCTCTGAAGTCATGCGATTTGCAGTCGCATCAACCCGCTCTTGTGCATCCTCGACTTGCTTTTCATTTTCAGTCGCCTCATCAAGCAGCCGACCATATTCAAAGAGCGCGTTAGCTAACTCATCCTGGCGGGGCGTGTAAGCAGCGCGCTCTGGGTTGCTAGGTGGCTGGTTTGGATATAGCTCGTTCTCAAATGACGAGCGCGCTTGATATTCCGTGTAACCCAAAACCCTCTCTTTAAGGGGGCCGTATCGCAGAATCGAAAACGAATTGCCAATAGACAAGTCGTATTTCTCAAAAATGTCCATCCGGCGGTTGAGGTTTTCTGGCCCAGATATGCCTGGCGCAAAGTTAATTGAGTTGCCGCTTTCAAACATCTCGCGCAGCCTTCCTCGAGTGCTTTTCCTTACGCGAGGCAATCCCCCATGCTCGTCATCCTTGATGGTCTGCTCTAAAGATTTCGTGTGCGGGCCCGGCTTATATCTCACCGATCCCTGGGTAAGACGAAACAGAGCTGATTTGCCACGTTGCGTGAGGATGGGATCCAGCTCATACATCATCAACGCCAGTTGATAGGTGTCCATCGACACAGCCCTGTCAGATGCGTAGCCATTGGTTTCAATGACGGTCTGCCTTGGATTCTCCTCGATACTCCGCTGACCTCTGGGCACAACACCCAGGGGCCCGAAATCTGTGCGCTCACCGTTTTGGTAATCATCGAACGAAGCAATGCGCTTTCTGATTTCCTCGAGCTCATTGCTGATGATCTGGCGGTCTAAATTGGCAGACTCCAAATCTTCCTGGAACCCAGCTACCCGCTCATCGAAGTCAGGATCTAAGCGGGATATATCTAATCCCTGTTTCCGAACCGCAGAGCTCCAATCTGACTGAGCCTCTTCTACGAACAGCGCTTTGCCCTCGAGGTATTCGTTTGTAGTGCCGGGGCCATCCAACATCAGCGTATTGATGCGGAGAGAATCCTCATGCGCTGCCGGGCGGTCGAAGGAACGATCCGTGGTGATTACGTCATAGACAGTGTTGACGTCAAAATGACTGCCCTCGTACTGGCCCCAGGCGTTGTTTTCTATCTCGAGGGTGAACTCTCGGTACTCAGACCAGTTTGATTCTCTGTCTAGGTTGTCATCAAAATACTCACGGAATTTAGCGCTGCCTTTTTCTCGTGCCTCCATCATCAGCTCGTCGCCATATATGAAGTCGCGAGCGCGCATAAACGCCTCACTCAGCTCTGATTCATTGACGTTGAGAACTTCTGTAAATTCCCGCTCAGCGCCCTGGCCGCGCATGGCGTCTGCGGTAATTGTCCAGCCGTAATCTTCATTGCCTGAGATTTTGATAGACGCCAATGAGGCCATATCATCTTCGGTTTGCTGGCCGGCCTCTTTGACTGCCTGCTTGACGTCCTCAGAAATCGAGTAAACCTGGTATGGGCTTTGAGCCTCCTGCATCCGCGCCAGGCTCTCGACTTCGGCTCTCAGCTTTTCAGTTAAATCTGCGGGGAGCTCGTTGATTAGCTCACCAAGAGCTTCAGACTGCGCCATGTATGACACAGGCTCGCCATCTATTTCAGTGGGCACGTTCAGCAATGCGTCTAAAGCCTGCCCGTCCTCCGAGTCGCTACCAAATTTCTGTATTAAATTTTGTGCGGCAGTCTCAAGCAGATAATCATTGTCACCAGCCATCGCCTCATCGACGTAGTTGTTAATCAAATCTTCGTCAACGATCACTCTCACAGAAAACAGTTTTTCGTTTGTTACCGTTCCGAGATTGAGCAGGCTATCTTCATCCAGCTCATACTCAGCGACTGCCTGGTATTCCGTGTACCGGGGTCGGCCCTTCATCTCCATATAGTTCAGAATCTGCTGGCGGCTATAGCGAGTCTCTGGCTCCAAGAACTGCTCGATCCTGGAGAACCGCGCCTCATCAGGCTTCATGCCCTGGGACTTCAAGAAGGAAAGGATTTGATCGCCGCGCACTAATGCGTCCGGGTTTCTCTTGGACGCCTTGAATATCTTGTCGCCCTGGGTCAGCAGGATCTCTTCAATGCCGGAGTAGAAATTGAATTCATCTCGCGGTGCTCTGCGCCCCTCCTGCATATCTGAGAAGCGCGAGTCGGTGTCCGTTGCCGCACCCAGAGCCTCAGAGAACGCCGTGCGCGCCTGCTTAGCGGCATAGACAATATCGGTCACGCCCAGGTCGGCAAGCGTGGCAAAGCCGTTTCTGCGGAGCCATTCACGGATAGCACCGATCGCCTCCTGGACTCTGAGCTTGAAGGTCTTGGATCCCTGCTCGCCCACATTTGCCAGGACTTCTTCGACTAGGATGCGGTTACGCACCTCGCCTGAGTAGTTGCTCTGCTCAAGGCCGTCCCGGTAGGGAGCGATCCTGTCCTCGAGGCCCAGGTCGGCAACGATCTTGTTGAAACCTTTTTTGCCGCCCATCGCCACAAACATACGGTTGAGCGCCTTTTCGACGCCCTCATCCGCATACATCTTGGCAGCGCCAACGTGCGTGGCTTCGTGCAGGATGGCTCGCTCCACATGAGCCTCATCAACCATCCGGTTACGGACTATGTATACCTTGCCCTCATTGACTGCGGCGGCAACATTGTTGAGGCCCTGGTTCCTGGCATCGTCCTGCACGTTCTGCGGCAGATCATCGAACCGACGAACCACGATGATGTTGTTTCGAGCCGCCTGGTTGTCACCAACAATGCGGTCGATCGTCGCATTGATCTGCTGCTCAGAAACCAGCTCTCTTGGAGGAGAATCTATGCCAAATGTGTCAGCCAGCTCGCGCTCACTGGATTGGAAATCACGCATCCGGTCTGCGGTGCGGTCACTTCTCTCCATATACTGATCGCGACCAGCCCGCATCCTATCTCGGATGTCTCTTAGCTCACGCCGGGGAGAGGATTCAAACGCTTCAGCCAGGCGACGTTCGCTGGCTTCAAATTGACGCATACCTTCTGCGGTACGATCGCTCCTCGCCATAAATCTGTCACGGCGCTCTCGCATCCTGTCCCGCACATTACGGAGCTCGTCTGTTGCCCGAGCGCGCCTTTCCTCTGCACCGACAGAAAATAGCGAGCCTTGGGTTCTGTCGGTCTGCGTTGGATCTGCCGCGCCGGAGATCGAGCCTTCGCCGGGATCCAGGTCAAACAGTTCCCGCTCCCGATCGATCTGAGCTCTCTGCTCCGCCGCGCCTGTATCTGTCTCTGCGCGCTCACGCAGCTCTTCTTCCGTGTATGTGGTGAGGGTGTCTCGCCCCTCATCCATGAAGTTGCTTTGGGCCTGCATCTGCCCTGTGCGCTCACGGTGGCGAGTGATGAGAGCCGTCAGCGCTCTTCGCTCATGCACCTTCTGGCTGAAGTTCTTGTTATCGTCTCCGTAGTAGCCTGTGAACACCTCAAACTGGGGCTCAGCGTCATCGAAGTACCGGGCAATCGATGCGTCAGGTAGCGACTCTATGATTCCGATAGCCTCTGGATTCTCTGTTCGAGCTGTGCGTATGACTCGGCTGTAAGCGGGCGTAGGAGTGCGAGTGCCTTCCTCGGTGATCCGTTGCGCTTCGTCAACCGTGTAGCTTCCGCCTGCCAGGTACTTCAGATCCTGGGCTCGCATGGGCCGGTAATTAAAGTCATATTTATTAGGATCATCCGGTGGCTCTAATTCATTCGCCCGGGCTACTGCGGCGTTTAACCTCGCCCTTCTCTCAGCTAGATTATTCTCAACAACACCGGCAGCAATCTCAGAAATGTCGGGCCCAGAACGAGAAACGGAGCCTTGTGGCTCCGTCTCAGTGTCGATCTCAGCTTGTGTGTCCGGTGGACTTATATCCGGTATTGGAGAGTCATCAAACGTCTCCGCAGACCGCAGCTCTTCCATTAGGGCATCACGCCGGTTACGCAACCCATCACGCTCTTGCGACTTTCTTCCTGGCTGGCCGGCCTCGAGGAAAGTTAAATCCTTGTTTTCTTGCCATTGAAAAATGGCATCACGGATAATGTCGATAGTGCGGTTTGCATCTCCAACCTGGGCGTCATAGGAATCACCGTTTCTTACCAGGTAGCCTGCTTCTTGCATGAGCTCTGTAAGCTCATCGAACGTCTTTCCGTTCGCCTTGAACAGCCCGCTCGGAACGCCTTGCCCGCTCACACTGAAATCTTCGCTACGGGCATCTGACGTCTTAATCCCGCCCATCATTTTAATTGCGCTGAATAGGTCAGTATCTGCGTTATAGCTCCCGCGGGTAGTGCCGCGATTGATAGCCCGCAGTTCCTTGTCGATTGCCGCAATCTCCGCTTCGATCTCTGCCTCGCCTCTGGGCGCGTCTGCCGGACGGTAATCAACCGGGATCTGAACCACATTATCTCTAGCCGGGATCTCAGCCTCTGCGTCTTGTGCCGCTCGCAATGCCTGCTCTTCCCTGCTCAAACCGCGACCCTGCTCATCGATCACGCCAGCGCCAGGGCGCATAGTCTCCCGGATAGACTGGATATCCACCTCTCTCGGCGGCAAGCCTTCTGGCAATCTACCTTGAAGAGCAAAGCCAGCACCGTCCTCGATAACATCCCAGTTGTAGTCTAGGTTTTCGCGCTTCACGCGAGTCAGCGCAGCAGACGCAGACTGCCTGGTCGGATACGGCTCGCCATTAGCCTTACGAAGAATCTGGGTGCTAGGTCGATCCTCGACATCAAGCTCTAGCATCGGAGTCGTGGGAACGCCTCGTCGGGCCGCTACCTCATTAGGCGTGCCGGCAACATTCCCCTCTCGATCAACAGCGAAATCCATCGTTGGCCGAGGAGCTGGTTCAGGTGCCGGCTGATCCCCATAGATAATGTTTTGATCTTCAATCAGATTATCCCGAGCTCGTATGTCTGGAATATCAGCTTGCTGAGTAGTGGAGCGCGGCCTTCTCGTCCCGCCGGCAGGATCCACTTCAAAGTCTGCCGGAGCTCGCAAGGCGGGCCGCTCTGTCCTGGGCATTACCCCGGCCTGCTGATACAGCTCGATGGTTTCATCAATGCGAGGCATCAGCTCGCCTTCAAGTACGTTTACATAGGCAAACGACTGACGGCGACCAAACTCTGGGGAGAGGATCGGCCGAGCCGCAATGTCTCTGACCTGAGAAAGTATTGGCGGGATAGCAGTGGAGTTGCCCTCAGAACCATACCGTTGAGCTTCTTGTAGCCTGGTCAGACCAAACTGCAAACGGGAGATGTCATCCTCGAGCTCTTGGGTTTGCTGTGGGTCGCTATCGCCCAGGGCTCTCTGCTCGCGCCTTGCGGTAATGATGGCCTTGTTGAGACTGGCCCGGAGGGCTGCAATCAAATCCACGCCTGGAGTAAGCGCAGCCATTTGCTCTTGCCGGCGGGCTTCGGTTTCCTGGACTTGCTGCTCGAGAGTGTCAGCGATCTGAGGGGAGTCTGTCTCAATGACAGCTTGAGTGGTAGGAGTCTCTATTGTGCGAGGCTGTGAGGCGGCTTGAGAGGCCCGTGCGGCCGCGTTGGTAGCCTGGTCTAACCCATCCCCGCCCTGCGCTCTAGCTTCAGCCTGGCCCGCTCTAGCGGCCACTGAGATAGGGTCGAGAATGGAGCCTAGATCAAACGTAAAGTCTGGGAAGGCAATACTGGCGCGACGAGCATCCGCCTCAATGGCGGCTCTCTGCTCCTCGAGGGAGTAGCCCGGAGTGAGGCCCTCTTCTACTCTGGCGTTCAATGCGGCAACGCGATCTTGCAGCTCTTGCAGAACCTGGCCGGGCTCCTTGCCGGCGAACGGGTCATACGGAGCTGATCGCAACGTCCCAGATACTGCGCCACCAGCCGCACCAATGCCGCCACCAGCAACCGCACCAGCGATACCTCTGTCCAAGCTGGTGCTTAGGTCAAAGCCTACCGGCGTACCAACCACCTCACCAGCGTACTGGGCTTGCTCTTGCAGGAATTCAGTGCCTGCTTCTTTGGTTGCGCCTTTCAGCAGACCCTTGCCGAAACCCTGCCCGGCAGTATCCAAAATGCCTCTGGCACCTATTCGCTCGAGGACGGCTGTTGCTAGAGCGGCGGGAGCGGCTTCGGCCACTTCCCGGATGCCGGCTTCAGTCAGTCCTTTATTGCGGGCTCGCTCTTCTCCAAGCTCCCGGCTAAGAGACAGCATATATGCAGGGAGCGCTGTAATCGCCGCGACCATATCCGGGGCAGAATGGATACCAGATTCCAGGATGTAACCACCGAGCTCCTTGAAGTCTAAAAAGTCATCAATCGAAACCTCACCATCAGCACCCTTGAAGTTTTCCCAGGTGAATCGGCGGTTTGCTGTAGCACCAAAGTCTTGCTCGATCGACTCGCCCAATGTACCCAAGAGGTTGCCCGTTTCTTCTGGCTTGGCGTACAGATCGAAAGAAATGCCATCTTCGCCAAACTCGATGTACGGGTTGATGCCTGTTGTATCCGCCAGGAAGTTTTCGCCGGCTTTTGCAATCGTGCCTAAACCTTGCACAAAGTTACTGGCTATTTCGCTGCCGCGCTCGCCAGCACTCACTAGCGCATTGACGAAAAACCCTCGCTCTTCCTCTTGCTGAGGCCCATAAGCGAAATCCAGAAACTGATTGCTGAATCCCCCGGCGCTGGGCTGGCTGGGTGTGCCATATGCGAAATCTAAAAAATCAGCGCCAAATTGAGGTTTTGAGGCCATACGAATCCATCCCTCTACAGAAGGTACAAAGGTTTTTGACTGGGATTAGTGTTGGGTGCTGGGCGTTAGCCGAGTCGATTGAGAGCGAATCTAGAGGTGGATCCAGGTGGAGCAGAAGCAACCAGACCGCCTCTCAACCTCTGCAATAACTGCTCTTTGCTGATGGGCCCGCGGCCTAGATCAATCATGCCATTTTCATCTGCGGGCATGGCTTCTATCGCATCGATCTGGTCTTGCAGCTCTTCTTGATCTATCTCAGGCGGCTCCGGTGGCTTCCGTCCTGCTGACGATCCAGTTAGATCGTCCATGCCCCCGAAAGTCGCAACCTCTTGAACATCAGTCAGATTATTGTTCTCGTCATAGACCGGGATGCCTATGCTTGTAGCGCCTGTATACGGATTGGTGTTTTGGATAAGTTGAGAGTTATTGATCTGCCGCTGATATTGATTGTATGCGTCCGAGCCCACAGCATGCTTATCGCGCTCCTGGATTAACTTGCCTAGCTCAGTATCCGGGAACTCCTTGCCGAATTCGATCAATCTCTTCTGCTGAGCCTCGCCCAGCGTCTGCAGCGCTACTTGCTGACCAAACTTGGTGTTGTCAGTCTCTCGCTGAAAATTCTGCTCTTTTTCCAGCAAGCCCGTCTGGAACTCGCGCTGAGATGCAGTGTCAGCAAGCTGGTCTGTGCGCGCTCTCTGGTAGTCAGCGAGCGAATCCGCCCTTGATCGAGCGTAACGCTTGTCCTCAATAGCCTGTAACCGGGCCTCGCGATCCTTCTCAATCTCGACGTTGAACAAAGTGCGGGCGACTTCTGAAATCGCTCCACCCGCTCCAGCAAACGCACCAAGTAATCCTCTGCTGGCCATATCAGGCTCCCATCTCTCTGTCGCCTACCGGCACATCTTCGTCCGGCAGCATTTCGTCATAGTCATCCGGCAGCGCCTCCGCTTCTGCGGCAAGCTCCGCATCATCCACTTGCGCCATCGCCTCTTTCAGTCCGCCGATCTCTTCCGGGGACAGCCCCTGGTCTTGCGCGAACATAATGACCATCTCTTTGAACGCGGCCGAAACATCAGCACCGGCAATCTGTACCCCGGCCGCTTCTGCAATCGTTACCACCTCATTGAGCGCCATCATCCCCAGGATCGATAGGTTCTCTTCCTTGATGTCTCCATCCGTTTCGACATCCGATGACTCTGCAATCTTCATCGCGGCCATCGCCAACAGCTTAGGCTGGGCAACTTCAGGCTGACTGAACATCCCGGCAATCTCTTCCGCTAAATCTTCCGAGTACAGCTTCTTGCCCATGTAGTTAATCGCCTGCTCGAGCGCGGGATCGTCCAGTGCGGCACCACTATCTGCCGGCATAGACTGCTGCTCTGGCATCGGCTCAGCTTGATTCTTTAATAGGCCAGCCATTACGCAACACCTCCGTTCAGCACAGCGTTTCCGTATTCGTCATATTGCAAAGCACTTGACCGATTAGGATTCGGCACTTGCCACTGTCCCGTGTATGGGTTGTAGACCGGGGCATAAATCATCCCGCCGACATTGGCCTGGTAACGCGCCAGCGCTTCGCGCTCAGCATCTTCTTGAGCCTTCGCCGTGGCGTATCCTTGAAGCGCTTGACCACCAATCGTTACCGCGCCAAACTTTCCGTATGGCCCTAGCGCGTTCCAGCCTTTCGCGATTCCACCGCCGATCCTGCCAAGCAATCCGGGGCTAGACGCCTTCAATGCCGATGTGCCCGTGAGATAGTTGCCGGTAGTCGCCGCCTGCGTAGCGGCCTGGGTAGCACCCTGAGCGGCCGCACCTTGAGCTCCTGCGGTACCAGCAGTCCCGGTCAGGTAGTTACCACTGGTGGCTCCAGGAGCAGTCGCTCCCGTAATGTAATTTCCAGTGGTCGCAGCACCCGTGCCGGCAGCGCCAGTAGCGCCACCCGCACCAGGGGCAACATAAGCCGGGGTGGCCGTAGTGATCGGTGCAAGGCCAGCCGCAGCCGTACCCGCTCCTGCGCCGTATGCGCCAGTAAAACCGCCCGCTAAAGAGCTTCCAGCTCCAGCGATGTTTCCAGATGCCAGTGCAGTACCAGCACCCGTGATGCCTCCCCAGGCTGATGCCACGCCGGCTTTAGCGCCGGCCATGAAGCCTCCGGCTCCAACCCCCATTCCTCCTAATCCGCCCAAAAGGGCAGCACCTCCGAAATAAATAAGGCCGGCCATAGCGGCAATCTTGAGAATCTTCCCGGATTTGATCGACTTCCAGACCTTCTTGACGCCTTTCACAACGCCCTTCACGACCTTCTTGATGACCTTACCGACCTTTTTTACAACCTTGCTCATGTCTGACCTCGCACATAGGTGCAATTCATAGAAATACGGGAGAAGCCGATCCGGCTGAGAAACTTCAACAGCCTGGGATCGGACTCAGGTTCTAATTCGATTACTGCGACTTTGATGACTGGGCGAGACTTCACCCATTTGCCGAACTGTCTCAGGAGCTTCACGCCCTCGCCTGGCACCCTGGTGTAGTACAGCATCACACTGCACTGCTGGCGCTCATACCAGAATGATCGCTCTGACATTGCCCCTACGGCGGCAACTACCTCACCGTCTATCTCTGACACCCAGACAAAATGGCGGTTGCCAGAGATCGCCTCCGTGGCTGTCTCTGCCATAGAGTCTCTGCAAATTCTGACTGGGAGGGGGTTTTGGGTTACTGACTCTACTGCTAAATCAACAATGGCTGGCACATCCGCCAGCGTTGCCTCTCTAATCATTCAGATTAGCCGCCTCCAGGGGTCGGGGGAGTAAATACCTCGAACTGATTGGTCGCCGCGTTCCATTGATAAACCGTGCCGTCAGCGCCTTGATAAAGCTGGGTGCCGAATCCCTGCACGTTAATCTGCGTCAGGCCCATTGTGGCAGCAACATCAGTCGGATCTCTCTGCTCAGTATCTGCGCCTTCCGGGGGAACGTAATCAGGATCCATCTTATTGGTAATGTTTGCCAGGAACTGCGGCATTGTTTCCGCCGCGGTCATTAGATTGGCCGCAGCCTGCGTCTTTTGCGCGGTTGTGAGATTTGGATCCGCGTACACATTCGCGATGCCCTCCATGGTCGCGAACATCACAGTCGAAGCCGCCTGAGCGTTGACTTGGTATTTGTTGAACTCGCGATCAAGCGCTGCTTGCGTGGCCAGCCAGTCGTTCTGATTGCTCTGAAGCCATGAGTCGAAGTTTCTCTGCTTCTCCGCCTCCAATGATGAGAAGGCGTGCTGAGCCGCAAGCTGACCGGCCTGGAACTGCTGATCGACGCTCTGATAATCGAACTGGAACTGGCGATCCAAATCAGCCTGGCTGGCTGCAAACGCCTGCTGGTTAGTTTGCAATGCCGTTTGCAGCTCTCTATCCAGATTGTTCTGCGAGCCCTGGAAATCAAACTCTCGAGCCTGCAAGAGCTGTCGGAGCTCCCGGTCTGCTTCGTTCTGCTCGGCAGTGAATAGCTGTGCGTCATCCTGCAACAATCTCTGAGCTTCCCGATCCAAGAAATTCTGGATGGCGACGTTCGCAGAGTTAGCGTTGAACTGACCAGCCTGATTGATAGAGTCAGCATTGAAGCGGTTGGTCGCGTTCGTCTCACCAACATTGAACATACTGACATTGGTGCCAAGCTGAGCGTCCTGCAACGCACCCTGGTTAAGCGCGTCAGTGCTCTGCGCCGCCGCACCCGCATAAGTGGCCGCATCTTGCTCAGCGATCCGAGTGGCCGCATCCAGGACTGCCGCTTCAGCAGCCTGGGCCGCGATAGACGAATTCAGCAAGCCACGTTGGTTTGCGAATTGGAGCCCGCTAGTACGAGCTCTCTGCAAGATAGGAGAGTCGCTACCAAGTATCCGATCCAACTGAAACTGGACTGTCTCCTCTGGAGAAACTGTCCGGGTAGTCACATCAGCCTCTAACGCATCCGCCGCGTCAGAAGCCGCCGCTGTAGTCGCGTCATAACGCGCAGCTTCATCCGCCGCCTGGGAAACAGATGTTTGCGCCCCTGTATCGACCGATGACTGAGCAGTGTTCTCCGGGCGCGTCACAGTATCTACCCGCATCCCGGCGATCTCAGCTTCAATCTCCTCGAGGGATCTGCCCTGCTTCGCCTGGCCTAAATAGCCTGCCAGCTCCTCTGGCGTTGCCTCACGATCCAGGTATTGACCAAACGCCCCACGAATCGTCCCGGACGCCAGCCCATTAAACTCAGCAGACTGCCGAATGTTTGCGTTGAGCTGATCCTGAGTCTGCCCACCAAGCAAGCCCTGACGCCAATAAGCTAGACCCTCTTCCCGGGGATCGCGCTGCAATATGTTCTGATATGCCTGCGTTACCCGGTCAGTCGCAACACCAAAGCCCTCTTGAGAGTTAGCAATGTTGTAACGCACATCTTCCATAGAAGCGCCATCACGCAGGCTTTGTGTCCAATAATCCAGGCCGGCCTGCTCTGGCGCTCGGCCCAGGTATTGCTGGTACAGATTCGTAATGTCGGCGGAGTAATCAACCGGCGAATCTGTAGCCATCGTGACAGGCTCGGGCGGCGGAGTTGGCGCTGCCTGTGGCTGTGACGCCTGCTTCAAAAGACCCTGCTGGCTCTTCTGCATTTCTTGCAGGCGCTTGCGCTCCTCCTCCGTCATAGAGGACATAGTAGTAGTAGGCATATTTTTTACTCGGGTTTGGTGGGCCAGGTAATCGTCGCAGGAAAGTCTGCCTGCTGGGGTACGTCTCTCAATGACTGGCGATAAGCAATCATCTCATCGCTCATAGCCA